CAACGATTCCGATCTGTCGAGTCTTGCAGCTACTGATGTAACTCATAGCTCTGACATTTCTAGCTTGGCGACTAGCCTTGGCGGAGGTACAGCACAACTTGATTCTGACATTTCCAGCTTGGCTTCAGCTTCTAGCTTGGAATCCAGCCGTCGTGACTCTGATGTATCCAGCTTGGCTAACACAGTTACAACCAACGATTCCGATCTGTCGAGTCTTGCAGCTACTGATGTAACTCATAGCTCTGACATTTCCAGTTTAGCAGGAACGATCACAAGTAATGACTCTGATCTGTCCAGTCTTGCAGCTACTGATGTAACTCATGATTCTGACATTTCCAGCTTGGCTTCAGCTTCTAGCTTGGAATCCAGCCGTCGTGACTCTGATGTGTCCAGCTTGGCTAACACAGTTACAACCAACGATTCCGATCTGTCGAGTCTTGCAGCTACTGATGTAACTCATAGCTCTGACATTTCTAGCTTGGCGACTAGCCTTGGCGGAGGTACAGCACAACTTGATTCTGACATTTCCAGCTTGGCTTCATCTTCTAGCTTGGAAGCTAAACAGGTTGATGCTGACGTATCTAGTCTCGCAGCGTTAATTACAACGAATGATGTATATGCTCAGACTGTAAGCCTAGAAGATGCATTCAATAATGAACAAGCATTCGTAACGATTGACTATAGTCAGGCAGGATTCGCAACTCCACCTTCAGTGGTTGGAACAATGATAAGCTTCGAAGCAGACGACCCAATTATGGGCGTTCAATTGAGCGGACAACCTACTACAACTAGTGCTACATTTGTATTCTCGGATGAACTTCCATCCACAGGATATAAACTGGAAGTGCTATCTGCAGTTTAATCGCTACTTATTAACCCTTAACCTAGACGACCCCTTCGGGGGTCGTCTTTTTTTGTGTAAATTACAATTATGGAAGATATAGATGATTTATTTAAAAACTCCTCTAGCGTAGAGATTGAAAAATATATATCAACCGAAAAGAATAAATCTCGGTCCAAATCAATATTAGAGCAAAAATTCAAAAAACTCAAGCACAAAATATCTTATCTAAACATGGAGTACGATGAGCTCATGAGTTCTTTTGAGACGGCTAAGCAAACCTTTATATCTACCATGTTTGAATATTGCGCGCGAAAAGAAATATCGCCGCCATTTGAAAATGGCCCGCAAGATAAAAAAAACAACAAAAAGAAAACCAACAAAGAAGTAAAAGAGTTATACCGCGAAATTGTCAAGCAAACACATCCAGACAAAACAAAAGGTCTCTCAGAAGAAGAAATTGAAGCCCGCGCCGAACTTTATCATGAAGCAAGCCAAGGCAAGGATAGTGGCGACTTTAATAAAATATTAAAAGTTGCACTAAATCTTGATATAGAAATAGAAGATGTAAATACTGAGCTAATTATTACGGTCGAGCAAGAGATCGATAAAATGCAAGAAAAAATACAAAGTATCCAAAAAGATATTATGTACAAGTGGTATCACTGCTCGCCAGAGCAGAAAAAAAGTATCTTTGAACAGCTCACCAAAAAAAGCAAGCCCAAGAAGTGATCAGATAGGCGCGTCTTTGCCCGCTATCTGCGAAGGAATGGATCCATACATGTTATATGAATGAATCATCCTCTTGAGGTCTTCTAGGGCCTCCTTGGAGGCATCCTGAAAGAGTTTAGCGGAAGTATTCTTGGAGCTTGCTGTGGGTATTGATCTTTTGATAGAACTGTCACCTTCTCGAAGTTCCGTCCAATCAGTTGGTTGAGCATTAGCTTCATTAGAATAAGAGGTATCAGTGGCGCTTCTTAACGTATTACGCGCTTGCTTTAAAAGATAATCCTTTAGATAGAGTTGAGTAAATATAGCTTTCTCTTCATACTTTAACTCGGGAATCACTTCATCTTTAGTTTCGTCAAGCTTAAAATCTGTATTAATTAATATATTAAGCTCTCCAATATTTGCTTCAAGGTAGCCAGAAATAAGCAGAGATTTACTTTCTCTGTCTATTTCAGATGTATGATCACCGAACTCGATATCCCAAATTTCATACCCAAGCTCGCCTAATTGATTCATTCGCCGTTCAGTATTTTAAGAATTTTTTTTGCTCGAGCTGAATTTGGGTCAACAATAGGCTTACTGGAACTTGCAGCTCCATATCTGCCATGAGTACGATTTTCATATTCTTTTAAAAGTTTATTTTTAAGTGTTGCTTTTGTGCCAGATGGAAATACACCTGCATTCACTGCAATTTCTTGCAATTGAGATAAGCTCATACTAGTGACAGCTTCGTCAAATTTTTCCCCACTAGCTACACTAAAAGGATCTCTACTTTTAACACTCATTAATTCTTCAACAGTTTTAGCTAACTTTTTACGACTGCTTACTTCTTTTCCGTCTGCATACTGCATTGGTTTTTCGTTAGTTGGTTTCTTTGTAGTTTTTCTTTTATTTGTGGCCATAATTATTCCTTATTTTAAAATTGTATACACATATAATAACTATTATAAACAAAAAAATCCACCAAAAGGTGGATTTTTTTATAAAGTATATTGTAGAACAATATCTTACACTATGATACCAAATAGAGCTCGGTTATCAAGAATCATGCGACCCTCTTCAACAGAACCATAGTAACCAATTTTGGACTGACGAACACTGTATTGATCATCAGCGACAAGAGAGAACTCGGAACCAGTTTCAGAATCGGTAGCAACTGCACGAAGTAGAGACTCAACACGCTTATCAAGACCAATAACAATTTCGTTGTTAGCCTTAGCGAAGGTTTTTGCTGTCACGCTGCCGTTGGAAGCATATGCTGCAAACAATTCATTGAAACGTTGACCTTTGCCCATTTCTTGAAGCTCCATGATATTGATACCATAGAATTCAGGAATGCCAGCGTTGCTGTAGATAGCTTCACGCATGCTGTCGGTAGCAGGAATGTCAGTTCCAGCAGGTGAATTTGTGTTAATTGGGTTGTAAGCCATTTCACGAAGGCCTTGTACGATTTCAGGAGAAACGATAAGATCGGTTACTCCACGACCGCCAATGCCACCTTCAGGTGTACCACCAGTCCAAGCTGTATTGATGCGTTTACCGAGAGTAAGAAGTTTGTTAAAGTCATCAAGAATTAAGCGGCCATTTGTATTAGCTGTTCCTTGATTTTCTGCTTCGATAATATGGTCTTTACCCTTTGTGCTAGCTTCAGCCAAAGCTCCAAGTATAAGACTTGCAGAATTGCGCTCTTGCTTCATCAAGATTTCTTGAGCTACGCGAGTAAAAGATTTGCTAACAACATCCATGCGTGAACGTTGAGCATAACGTTTGTCGAAATCAACAGCACTATCGAGACGATAGGTTGTGAATTTCATTTCACCACCGATAGGAGTAACGGTGTTGGTTGGCAAACCACCAGGGACGGCTTGACTCCAAACAGTTACATAATCTTCATCAGTGATGTCATAGTAAAGATCCATTGGGATACTGGGGCTTTCATCAGCGCTAAATGCAAAGTTGCTAAACAAGTTACTAAGAGTAGGAGCTTGATTGATAACTTTCGCAAGCACAGGTCCAATAAATTCTGCGAGAGCAACTTGAGCTTGATAAGCAACATCACGATTTTTCGATGCCATTGCCTTGATAAGCTCGACTTGTTCTTCAGTTCTTTTTAATGTAATTTTCATTTTTAAATTTTACCTTTCTTTATTAAATTATGCGCAATCGATTTTTACGATGTAGTAATGTCCGCTTTGATATCCAGCCTTGCCGAACACATTAGTTCCGCCTTGAGATCCAGCATCATCATTTCTGTATCCAGATGCAAGAACAGTACCGATTTTATTAGCACCAGCAGGAACAACTCCGCCAGCTACACCACTTGCTCTACCTTCAGAGTAAGGAACGAGAGAGTCTCCAACAGCAGGAGATCCAACAATAGCTTGATCAGTCAAGGAAATCATTCCTTTAGAAAGAACAGGTACAGCCTCACCAGGAAGAACTCCAAACAATTCATCTTTCTTGATAGGATTGTAAAGAAGATTTTCTCCAAGCTCGTCACGAGCAACAGTTTGACGAAGAGTAACTCCGATGCATGCATCTCCAGATGCGCCAACTCCAGTTACACTCAAAGCAGTTTGAGGGTAAATGTTGCGACTAACATGTGGATAATCAGTTTTGCCAAGCAAACTGTCTGGGTTACTTGCGATATCGACTGGATCCCAGTCGCCAAGTGCGGGATTTAAAGCTCCGTTAGCAACCTTTACAAATACTCCAGCGTCACCCTGAGGGGTGGATCGCTTTTTGGAGTCAGAAAGATTGATGAAATCACTTAATTGTCCAGCGCTTCTATAAATATTTACAACGTCATGTTCGTCATAATCACGAAACGGTAATAGTCTAATAGCCATGTTATTTTATTCCTTTATTTTAGTAGTTAATGGTTAAATTGTCTTCCGAGAAAGCTTGTTTAAATTTGTCTTTCAATGAAAGCTCTTCTTCGGATGAGTCAGCGTTATTGTTTGCTACAACTTCTTCCTCTACGGATACATTGTCGATAGCTTCTTCAACAGCTTCGTCTTCTGAGGAATTTTCACTTTTTAATTCAGCGATGCGCTGCTCAACTGCTTCAGCAAGCTTTGCATTAAATTCTTCCTCTTGTTTTGCGATAAATTCTTTATTTTGATGCTTTAATACAACTTCAAGCTTTTCTTGGAATGTTGCGAATGATTCATCAGACTCATCAAGGTCTTTTAATTCATTTGCGACTACCTTGCGGCTTTCGTCGTTAAGCTCATAAATGTCTTCGATTACGGACATTCTCGAATCAAATCGAGCAATAGCCTCTTGTTGTTTTTGACCTTGTTCTAATTCCGATACTCTTTCAGTCGCAGCGCTAAGCTGTTCCTGAAGTTCCTTGACCGCTTTAGCATTTTCTTCTGCAGCTTTTGAAAGTTCAGCTTTCTCATTTTCAAGCCTTTCTTTTTCAGCAGTAAAAGATTCATTGCGCTCAAGAATCGCATCGTTAATAATTTTAGATACAGTGGCCACGGCTTCTTCGGAAAATTTCTTGTTAGAAACCTTGTCCTCTAAAGCTGACACTAAATTGTTTAAAATTTCGTTATTGTCCATAATAGTACTTTTTTTGTTATTTACATCAGAAATGTCGATTTGTGAAATATTTTTTTCATTTTTCTCAATTTTATTTTCATCTTTTTTATCAGAATGAGCCACAACCCCTTTAACATCAGCTGCTGGATTTGAAGTAAAACCTATGCCCAGCGGAAAGATTTCTCCAGTAATTAAGCGGTGAATGGGAGCTCCATCTTTTGTTTTTCCTTCTCCGCCCAATGCTTTTAAGTTTCCTTTTAATTCTTCAATAGCCTCCTCGTCATCAATAATTTGAGCTTCAGATAAATCATCGCTTCCGACAGCCAGAACAAAATCATTGAAACCAATTTCCCAGCTAGCGGAAACAGCATGATAAAGATCACTCTCTTCATCAATGGATTGTTCGATTAAATTTGCAAATTCTGGATTTACAGATTTATAAACTAATGAAGCTAATGCTATATTATAGGGTTCGTTTTTTTCAAGAGCTTCGTCTTTAGATAAAATTTCATTGGTTTCTTTATCGGCAAAAGAGGCTGATACTATATGCCCAACAACCTTTTGCTTTTGATGCTCAATGTTTGTGGGCTTATGTTTAAATTGGTCTAATATTTTTACGGCAGACTCCGAGCTTATTCCATCTCCATTACGATTAAATTTATTTACCACTGCAGCATTAAATGCGATTGCCATTAAATCTATGTTTTTATCCAAGTCAACATCTTCTGGAATTAATGATTTGAGCGAATCTAATGATGCTTCACTGATATTAAGCTCTGGAGAATTTATGTCAGCAGAAGCGAGCAGTATATCTGAAAATTTAGCGGTATACTTGAAATCTTTTTTCATATCTTTTATATAAGTACACTAATTATTGTTTTTACTGTGATATAAAATTGCGGACGGATAATCAGTTAGCTCGTGCTCTGCAGCAATCTCCAATACTTCATGCATTGGATTTAGTTTTTCAATATTATCAGCATTTTTTATGCAGCTCAATAATGTTCTTTTCCACTGATTTTTATTTTTAGCGCATATTACAGACTCGCAAAGTTTAGACACAACATCTTTTTGTTGGTCGGTCATATCTGTTAAGTTTTTATTTTTCTTAAAGTTAGTCTCGGCATAAGATTGAAAATCTTCAATATCATATATAACAGATTGAATACTTTTTTGGTTATAATTTTTTGATGCATTCAATGGAATTTGAGTTGTTCCATTTGGTCGACCTGCAGATTTAGGTGTTGCATTTTTAGTTTCGTTTTGTTTTTTGATGTTTTGTTTCTGTATTTCTGCTTGTTGATCCATTTGCTCTTCCTGCAAATCTCGATCCTTTTCAGATTGTACGCTTTCAATCATCGGTATTCCTCCAACCAATGGATTATAGAAACCTTTTTCTCGCTGCTCTTTATAAGTTTCCTGAACTTGAGACAACTCTCTTGGCTCTGGATATATGCCTGTCTGCATAGCTTTAATGCCTTGCTCTGGAGTAAGTATTCCGATTTCCAGTAATCGAGTAATCACTCTATGAAACTGAACCTCATCCTTAATATCAATTTCCTCAAATTTTGCAGTAGGATAAGATTTTAATCCCATATTACGGCATATCTCTTTAATTTGTGGTTGAAGGAAATCGTTAAGAAAAGCATTGCGAGATTCTTTTAGTCGTTCTAAGAAAATTTCAGCTTTGATTTGAGTGTTTGAAAACTTTTCACTACCCACAATAACATTCTGCAAACCTTCTTTAATATCTTCATTTACAATTTTGTATTTTTCTGAGCCAATAACTTTATTAAGGTCAGGAATAACAAACTGAGCTTTAGTTGTGTAATCTGCGATAAGAGCTCTACCGACACTCTCGTTTTTAAATAACTCTTGCATCGCCTTGAGGTTGTTTGGGTTAACTCCACCTTTATCAGGATCAGTACCCATTGTAATTAGTAGAATAACATTCTCTACAGTTCTACAAATAGCTTGATCTATCTTTTTAAGCTCCAACTTCCAATTGATGTCTTCTAATACAGGAAAGCCAAAGGGAATAGCAAAAGGTTCATAATCTTGTTTTTTATAAAATGAATAAATTAATTTTTCTGGATTTAATTCTATTTTTAATCCATCTGCAGTGAATGATCCTTGCTTAATCTTTTTTTGAGTTTCTGGATCAAGTGATTCAAAAATCTTTTTATCTTCCTCTGTCTTTGGGTCTCTCAATCTCTCGAGCTCATAGTCTGATAATACCTTTTTGTATACTCCATCTTTAAAAGCCGTAGCCCTCTCAACAACAATATCAAAAGGGTTTAATAGCATATACTTAACAGGTATTTCGCCTGGCTTTAGAGTTTGAGATGCATATACATAATTAAGTTTAAGCAAATCTTCTGAATTAAATTTGCCATCAACTCTATACAAAAATACATTTCCCGATCTATAATACTCCCTAAAATATTGATCTTTTAATTTCCATATGCCAACTCTCTTCATCCAGTTTTCGATGAATTTCTTTGACTTTTCATTTTCGCCCTCTAGATAAATTGGTGAATTAGAAAACTCAGCCATAATATCAATCGCGTTTCTAAAAATTGCAACATTGGCATAAGCTTTCTGACAAAGCTCAATAGCGTCCCGAACATTGATTCCTCCAGCGCCATAATCATAAGGCAGCATTCCGCTACGGATGTTATTGTATTTATTGGCCTTATTGCTCGCATATATAGCATTGCGGCGAGAGCCTGTCGTGGAAGTATTACCTACTCGTCTGTTAGTGCTGGCGGACGACTCTTGGGAGTAGAAGCTTTCTCCCGCCGTTTCTGGCATGGTTTGATCTGAGGCTATAGATCTTAAAATATTCTCTATAGGTTGTTCATGTTTTTCAAATTTATTCCAGTAATCGGACCGCTTAGTGTATTTTCTTTTTTCTTTCACAAAGGATAATACACAAAGTCAAAGTAAAAGTCTATAAAAGTTAAAAGTTAACTTACGAACATTGGCGTAAAAGTGCTAGGAATAACTTCGGCCTTTATGTTTTGCATATCATATAAAATTTTTACCATCCAACTGCCAAGCACTAAAGCTGAATAACTATCTTTACGAGCTTTATCTGGCCCAGATTGCCTTCTAAGCTCTAAAGGCAGCCCAAATGTTTGGGTTCCTTGTGGGGATGTAGTGATTTGAATGAGGGCGCATTGATTCTTGGTCATTGTCGTCATATCATACTGATGCTCAATAAAGTCAATCATTTTTGCGGATGCGCTTTGTTTTTTTTCGTCGTCCGAAAGTCTTACAAAGTTTAATTTATCAATTGGTATTTTCTTGGCCCTTTGTTTGTTGTACGCTTCATCCATTGCTCTAGACCCAAACCAAAGACGTTTATGGTCAAAATTAGCTTGCAGTAATTCGTTTGCCCGTCTGATCCAATCTGATGTAGGTTTTCTTAAAATTAAATACTTATGATCCTTGGGATTGTATTGGGACTTTGCAATATTTAATTCCTCTTTATATGAATCCATTTTATCAAAATCTCCATCAATAGTTTTAATTTTAATTTTTTCTGATTTAAATAACTGACTTTCATTTACGGCATTAATAAACTGCACCCCGCCATTATAATCTCCCACCATTGCGATGATATTGAAATTTTTAATTAAATAATAAAAATAAAATATATGATCCCTCAAGGGAGTGCCTGACATTGCGTATGAATGAACTAATGTAGATGTTCCATTGTGTTTATGATATTTTAAAATTTGCATAGCAAAATCATCACTACTTTCACTTTCTGACCATGAGGGGTCAAAGGCTAATATGTATTCATCCTCAGGGCTGCCTTTAATTTCGACGTTTGGCTCTTCTCCGTCCTTAACTGTGCAGGCCGCCATTCTGGATGTTTTGAAGTATCCAGAACTATCATCTGTAAATAAAGCTCCAAACTCCCGCTCAAACTGAGATTGACTCATTGTAGCTTTAGCTTGAGTAATAAGGTTTTGGTCGTATAATTGCTTGGGGGCGCAGTCATAAGAGAATTGCATAATACATCTCGTCGCATTGTCTTGATTTTTTTCGTCACCCACAATTAAGTTTTCGAATTGGCTATATAGTTTATACATATATTCAAACTTGTAACTAGCAGAGGATAGCATAATCAATTTATTGTTTGGCCAAATATATCGCTCCTCTTCTTTCATTTTGCCCTGATTGATTAGTTTGGTTTCTAAATTATATAAATCTTCTCTTTGAGTTGGATTTTCCACGACAGAAAGGAATGGCACAATAACCTCATTATAAATCCTCTCAGGCATCAATAGAAACTCGTCAATAATGATTCTGTGAAATCGAAAGCCACGAAGCTTAGATCCGTCACCTAAGGGTAGAGCCCGTATTCTGCTTCTACCAATTTCCATCAGCCACTCGTCATTGCTTTTTGATTTTTTAGTAATACAGTGGGCAAGCATTTTCGCTTCAGGCTTTGATACTATATCTTCAATTTTTTTAAAAATTTGCTTTGACTGTCTGAAAGATGCAGCGAGAATACCAATTTCGACGCCTTGGTGGATAATTGCGTCCAAGAATGCATATACTCCAGTGGTGAAAGACTTACTCATACCACGACTCCATACCCCCATAAAATAATCAGTTTCAAACATAGCCTTGATAGCCATATGTTGAAATGGAAATAAATCAACGCCAGAAATTAAACTAGTTGTAAATGTAATATTTTCTTTTAGAAATTGATATAATTTTTCTTTCGCTACATCTTCCTCCAGAAAACCTTCCATCTTCAGGATTTCTTCATTAATTTTTTGTTTTTCTCTTCTGCGTTGTTTTCCTTCTTCCCAAGCCATAATTATTTTTCCTTATCTATATAGTATTGTAAATCAACATTCCATAAACTTTTACCTAGAGTAAGAATTTTGGGTACGATTGATTGAGATTGTTTGCGGGTACTAGCAAATAGAAATTGACAATGACCAGCAAATTCATGAGTAATTAATCGCATATTATGATATACATATTTTAAATTAGATTTATGAGGCCCAAACATATTGTTTTTATATAATTTATTTAAATCACTCTCAATTACCACGAATAGATATGAATCGAAGTCTTTTACTCTTTGCATTTCCCTTCTGAATCGCTCAAAGCCACCAGAAAGAGTACCCTTGAAATCTTGCTCTGCTTTTCTATCGATATATGTATAGTTATAATTATCTCCTCCGACAGTATAATCACCAAAGTCTAGCTTTAAGTTTTCTGAGTTTTTAAATTTAAAGGGTTTTTGCTCTCGGGTATCTACAAATATTTTGATCTCTTCGAAATCTTTATCATCCTTAAAGAAATCTTCTGGCGCTGGTTTGCCGTAGAGGGGCTTGACGCCTATTTGCCTGCAGGCCGCACCATAAGACCCAAATAAATGCTTGTAGACATCTATATCGGGCAGCTGGGCGATTTTAAGCTCAATATGATTTGGTGCCATTGACAGATTTTTTGCGTCGATTCTTTCTTTTAATTTTTTAAGAGCATATTCTTTCGCTACATCTTGTGACTCAGACATGCACCATTTTATTAACTGTCTTCGAGTACTGAAATCTCTTGCAAAATACTCTTGCTTATCTTTAAAAGGTAAAGGCTCTCCAGTTAGTAAATTATTTTTTGGATAAAATGTTGTATAATATGTAGCTAGATCCATTTTGTGCTTCTTTAAATGGATATGTAAACCTTTTTCAGTGCCAAATTCTTCATGGCACACTTTGCATGTAAAGCTAGATGACATCTCCCTTAGATATTCCTAAGACCCTTGACTTCCATGCGTTCATGGATTCCAGATTATCAGCTTCTTCTCTGATTGCTTTCTTTTGCATTTCTGCCATCTTAACCATAAGCTTACGATCTTCTTCGTTTTGAAAACTTTCTACCAGAGATAAAATGGAGGCATTTTGATCTTGACGTTGCGAAATTCTTTTTGCTCTATCTCCAGCCAAACGCTGAATTAATGATTCTTGCCTTTTTTCGCATTGATTATATTCTTCACTTTTAGTTTTAAGCAGCTCAGACAATCTTACGGTTAACTCTTGCTGTTCGTCCGCTTCATCGAACATTCTATTTAGCTTCTCCATATGCCCCTGAATGTTTTTAAGGTTAATATAGTCAACACAGACGTTTACATATAGATTCACTTCATCGGCGCTTAAATCAGGCTTATCCCAAGTTGCCCTAATAAATTCAGCCTCAAATAACTCTTGATCTTCCTCTTTGTTATAAGTTCCAATAATTTGACAAAATCTAGGCGACCTTAAAAATTTAAACATTGACTCAATAGCTTTACGTTCTACAACCTTTAATTCCTTTTCCTTGAATTCTTGATTGGTATATCGATTTACAAGCTTAACGCAATCACTGAAGGTTTCTGGAGGGTCGTATTTAGCCCGAGCCTCTCGACGCTCTTCTCGCTGTTGCCTCTTTACCGCCTCAAGGTAATTGCCTACAGCCCTCTGCTCTCTGCCTAGCTTCTTAACGTTATTCTCGGGAAATAATAATTGGGCAATCTGAAAACTAGACATGCCATCCTGAGAGTAATTATGGATAAACTCTTTATGTTCATCACTCAACACTATAGGTTTAACTTCTTCATGCCGTGTTGTTTTGTACTTCATGTCTTTTGAAGCCAAATACTCTCTTACTGCTCTTCCCTGTTTTGACCTCCCGTCAATAGTGCCATCTTTAAATACAGCTTTAGTTAATTCAATTAAGTTGGGTATTTTATGAAAGTTTTCTTCTATGAATTTTTTATGTTCTTCAGTTAATCTCATATCAAAATATAATATCTTTATTTTTAATTATTTTAGTAACTTTTTCTTTAAAGAATTTACGCATATTTTTAATTTGCTTGTATCCAGCGCTTCTGCCTTTTTCATTTGTTTTATTACCTAAAAATTTAGC